GAGGTCATGCGGTGCCTCAGTTTGCACTGAAGAGCCGGATCGCCATGCGCGGCCGCTTATTGACGGGCAGGATCGAGCTTTCGGTCATCAGGTCGATCCAGCGCCCCTTGGCGTCGATCATCTGGCGGGCATAGAGCGGCAGGCCAATGGTATTGGCGGTCTCCAGAAGGTTGGCAGGCCCACCATAGGTGGTGAAGGTATCGAAGGTGCCCAAAGGGAACGCGATGCCTTCGCCTGTGGGTATCAGCCGCTCAGACGTGCCGTTCGAGAGGGTGACTGAGCCGTTATATTCTTCAAACAGAACGCCCGCGAAGGGGAAGGCCCGGCGCATGTCCTCACGCAAGGGTTGCCCGCCGGTGGCGGAGAAGAACTTGTAGGCCTCTTCGGTCTTGGGATGGCTAATCAGCTTGTCGAAGAATTCCGAGCTGACCAGCGCATGCGCGGTGGTCATGGTCTCACCCAGCAGGTTGTCTTCCATCGCGCGCAGCACGTTGCGGACTTTGCCCTGCACGTTTGTGCCAGCAGTGCCAAAGACAAAGTCGATCGAGATCTTCTCAAGGCCGAACTCGGTGAAATAGTCGTAAAGCGTGGTGCCCGCGCCGTCCTTCACGATACCGCGCAGGGCGTTCATCTCCATATATTCCCGGGTCTGGGCATGTTTGCGGCGCATGAGCGTGAGTTTGCGGTTCATAACCTCGACCAGCGGATCGACAGCATCCGATAGGCCGAGCGCTGGTATGCCCTGAACATCAGCGGGCAGGATCACGTCGTCATGCGGGATCCAGGGTAGGGCGAAAGAGCGCATTGAGCGGGCCTCGCGATTGCCCACGGTGGCAGGGGCCCCGAGGGGGACGGATGGCAGGAGGCTCAACACGCCTTGATGCTGTTCGATTACGATGGCGCGCTGCGAGACGCCCTCAAAGCGAAACAGGCCGATCTGGCCAAGACGGGTATAAAGATTGGGCAGGATGTTGATCGCCTGCGTCATCTCGGCGAGCGAATAGCCGCCCGCGTCAAACGGGTTGCGGGTAAGGGGCATGGGAAACTCCGGGGGAATGAGGTGTTGGAAGGAATGGTCGCGCTTGGCGCGCAACTGGATTAGGCGGTGTCGCGGGGAATGATACCGAGGGTTGCGAGCTGGCCGTGTTTGGTCGCTGTTTTGGCTGCATCATCGACGGTTGCGTCAAAAACCAGGGCGGATTTGGAAACGATGGCGGGGCCGCGCGCAATAACAAGGCCGGTGCCATCAGCGTCAGAGGCATCGACGCTATAGAGCAGCATGGCGGCAGCTGTCTGCGCGCCATCCGTGCCGCCCGAAGTCGCCAGCTTGTATTTTCCGCTGGCGGTAATACGGCCCAGCACAGCACCCACGGGATAGGTGGTTCCTGCCAGCAGAGTGACAGTTTCTCGGGTATAATTTGGGTTCAGCTCATATTTGAGGATATCGCCCAGGCTGGGCGGTTGGGTCAGGACAGTCATGTCGGGGATCCTTCTGGGGATGGAGGAATAAGCAATCCGCCGCTGGGCAGGAGCGATGGAATTTTAGGACGGCCGTGGGTGTATGGCGGCTGTGGAGCCGCTCAGCGTTTTGCGCCGGAGGCCGCGGCGCGTTTGGCCGCCGCCACAATGGGGCTTTCGCTGTTTGGAGACGCCGCCGGAGCGGGGGCTGTTGCCACCACATCGCGCGCATCAGCTGCGGCTGCCGCATGCTCCAAGACCGATCGGCGCAGCGCCGAAGGTGTTGTGCCTTCCCTCAGGGCTTTTGCCGCGTCGATGGCAATGCCGAGGCGTCCCGCTTGCGCAGCGATCTCGGAGATCTCTGCCGCTTCATGGCGAAGCTGTGCGGAAAGTTCGTTGCGCATTGATGTCTGGAGGGCGGAGGTGGGGTCAGCCTTTGGTGATCCCGAGGCTGCGGGAGGTGTGGGAGCAAAAGCAGCAGCAGGCGGTGCTTCGGGATCTGTGCCGCTGTTTTCGGCAACATCGCTCTGCGTTTGGCCGTCTTGCGCTTCATCGGGGTTTGGTTCGGTCTGTGGCAAGGTGTCGTTGCTCATGAGAGGATCCTTTCGGGATTGGGTTCGGGTGGTAGAGACCACGCGGGATGGGACGGATGCGCGGAGTGGGGACAAGCCTTGTCGAAAAGCAGCAAAGCCGCGCTGCATATCGATGACTTCGTCGGCAAGACCTGCTGCCACAGCCTCAGCCCCGCGAAAGCTGGCGGCTTCGGTGGCGAGTGCTGCCTCTTGGCTCAGCCGCACGCCACGTCCCGCTGCCACCGTTTCCGCAAAGAGGAACCGCAGCACATCAATTTCACGCTGAATGTCGCTCTGGATATCAGCGGGCAGGGGTGTGTAGGGATTGGCATCGATCTTATGGCTTCCTGCATGGATCAGCGTAACGCGCACCCCGTCTTGATCCAGCTGACCGCTGAGATCGGCGTGCATCACCACGACACCGATGCTGCCGACGGCCCCGGTGCGGGGCAGCAGGATACGGTCGGCCTGGCTTGCAAGCGCATACCCAGCTGAGAAAGCATGTTCAGCCACAAAGGCCCAGACGGGTTTGGTGGCGCGAATTGCACGAATACGATCTGCAAGGTCAAATACCCCCGCAACTTCACCCCCAAAACTATCAATTTCCAACGCAAGGCCGCGCACGGACGGGTCGCTTGCTGCCGCGTTAATCTGTGCTGTGATCCCTTCATAGCTGGTCTGGCCCGAGGACTGTCCGATCCAGCCCCCGCGGTGGATCAGCACGCCGGAGATCTGGATCACAGCAATGCCGTCGAGCACAGGATAGGGCGTCTCACCATGTTGGTGGTAATCGTCCAGCAGCCCACCGGCTAGAATGCTGGCGCGCGCTGGCGGAGTGACGAGGCTTTCCAGGCCGCCGTTTTCGTCACCAATCTCGACCCTGCGTCCAAGGATGCGCGGCCCAAGGCCGGAAAGAAACGCCATGGCTTTGGAAGGCTCAACCAGCAGCGGCGTGTTGAAGGCGCGCGCAGCAATGCGGGCGTGGAACATCAGGTCTGGTCCTCAGGGTTGCGCGAAGGGTCTTCCGCGTCATCGGTTTCATCTGTCTGGTCTGTGTCGTCGTCTTCGCCCTCATCCTCCCCCGAGCCCGGCAAAGCCTGCACGCCTTGCGCGGGCGAGCCGGGGCGGCGGAAGTCCAGGCCGAGCAATCGCTCGCGGCTGCGTTCGGCAGCGATTTCGCGGTCGACCTGTTCTGCGTCATAGCCACGTTCGGCAATGGCTTGTGTGCGGGATTTGAGGCCTGCTTCGATCTGGGCGATTTCGGCATTGGCGTCCTTCAAGGGATCGACCCAGTCCCATTTGGTCGGCAGCCAGTTGGCCGCCAGAAATCGTGGCCGGTCGGCCTCATAGCCGGGAAGGTCCAGTGCGCCGGACATTACGGCGGCATCCATCCAGCGCGCATAGACGGGACGGCATAGCTGGAAAACCATCACCGAATGCTGCCAGGCTGAGACGCGGCGTCTAAATTCTATCAGCGCCAAGCGCGAGTTCGAGAAGTTCCCCTTCACCATGTCATTGGTCAGATAAGGATAAGGAATGCCCAGCGCCGAGGCGACCTGCAGCAGCGTGCGGTATTGGAATGGCTCATAGGTCGCCCCTGAATCCGCAGGCTGGCCCACGGTCACATCCTCGCCCGGATCCAGCCGCACGACCTGGCCGGGGCTGATCTCGAAGCCGCCCAGCGTGTCGTCATCCTCAGCGGGCAACAGCGGGTTTTCCGGGGCGGGCGAGGTGACGAACATCGCATACATCGCGGCGACCTTTTTGCGGTCGAGCTCGGCATCGTCGTATTGATCGAGCAGAAACAACTTCACGATGGCAGGTGCCAGTTTTGAGACCCCGCGCAGTTGACCCGCTTCAACGGGGTCGATCACATGGATGACCTCTGAGGCGGGCACGCGGACCATTTCTCCCGCCAGCCCTGGATCGGTGCTGTCGCCGGGGTGCCGCCGGAGAAGGTGGTACGCCACACGGCGTCCAACCCGGTCGAACTCGATCCCCTGACGGATGGCATTACCATTGCTAGCCACCCCCGTCTGATGCAGCGGCAACATCTCGGCGGGCAACATCTGCAATTGTAGTGGCACGGAAAGCCCATCGTTCGCACGGCGCGGCCTGATCCGGAAGAAGACCTCACCGGCCAGAAACACTTCGCGCGCCGCGCGCCGCTGCAGCCCGTAGAAATCGGTCAGACCTTCGCTGTCAGCCTC